TATTATGTTAGGTTATACAAATATCTAAATAGAGAATCAACCACAAGTTGAGATTAATAATAACCCAAAAGGTGAATAAAATGTTAGAAAACAAAAAAGAAGAAACAAAAGATTTAGCAACAGAAGCTGCTGTATTGAGTTTAGTACCAGAAGATGTATCACCATGCAAAGACCAAGACAAGGCTTGCACAAAAAGATGGATGGAATCATTATCTGATTGTGCTTAACTGAAAATTTATATTATGATGCGCTATGTTTTAATTATATTTGCTCTATTGTTTGCTGTAGTTGTTACAGTAACTATTCTCACAGATCCAGACACTATGGTCCAGACCTCTATCCAAATTTTTGAAGTGAAGGATGAATATGATTCCAATTGGAAATCATCCATTACACCTATAAATGATGAACATAACTCAAGTCCCAAAGTTACTAGAAAAAATTAAGAATTCACAGTTTTATTGGGTTGAATTGCCATCCAATATTACAATGAAGTATCTTAAAAATATACCTTTTACCGTGTATATTGGTGAAAGTAATTTAATGGCTGAAATATTGGCATTTAATGAAGATGAAGCCTATGGCAAGATGTATGATTACCTCAATTCTGTTGATGATTCTGATATAATGAACGATTAAGAAAAATAAAATGATTACAATTAAAGAGCCAGAGATTTCAGGTGTGTTTCCAATCCCTGTTTATATTTCAAATTTGGATAGACCATTTACCAAAGAAGAAATAGGAATATTTACGAAAGCTGAAAAGAAAGTTGTCCCTAATGCAGGTAATATCACATCTGCCAATAATTATATTTTAAATGAAAAGGGTATGGAGAATTTAAAAGATATACTCACAGCTCATGTTGCCGAATACATTAAACGAATTCATGCACCCAAATATCCAATGGTTCCGTATATTACACAATCTTGGGCTAATTACACCAAGAAAAATCAATATCATCATACCCATGAACATCCAAATAGTTTTATCTCTGGTGTTCTGTATATTAATGCAAATGAAGCACACGATAAGATAACCTTGCACAAAAAAAGTTATCAACAAATCAAACCTGTTCCTACTGAATGGAATTGGTATAATTCTGATTCATGGTTTTATACTGTCAAAACTGGTATGATTATTTTATTTCCATCAGGTACCACACATAATGTTGAAACAAAAGTAGGAGATAATAAACGCATTTCATTGGCATTTAATACTTTTTTCAAAGGCACTATGGGCGAAAACTCACAATTAACAGAATTAATTTTATAAGGATATATAATGCAATTACTTGAAGAAGATAGAAAAAAGATTCACAACGCTTTAGTTGAGGCTAGCAATTCACTCACACGCATTGATGCTGAGAGAGACCTTGTAAAGAATATTATGAATGATACAAGCAAGAACTTTCAGATTCCAAAGAAAACAATTAAAAAACTTATTAATGTATATCATAAGCAAAACTTTTCCGAAGAAGTGGCAACACACGAAGAATTTGAAAGCCTATACGAAACTGTAACCAAAACGAACTAATGATTATCACATGGGTATTGACTGTGGTGTTAAATCATCAAATAATATACACCGAAGAATTTGATAGTTTTGAAGGGTGCCAAAAACAGTCACACTCAAAACTTATAGAAACGAATGACCCAAAAGTTTATGCTGAATGTAGAAAGATTGTGAAGTGAAAGATTTTGACATTAAGTGGATAGCCACGACATTGTTTATTACATCGGGCACCTTTATCTCACTTAAATTTCCAGGTATGCAATACGCATTTCCTGTATTGGTAATAGCACACTCAATATTGGTGTATGAATTTTATTTTAAACAATTCAATAAACCTTTATTGATACATAATTTATATTTTGCTATTGTGAATGCTTTTGCAACATATATTTGGATGGCACAATGACGCCATCACAAAGAGCAATATATAAAGCTATTTCATATCGTATCATTGTTTTAGCTGCAACGATACCTTGGGTTGGTTTTCATACAGCTATATGGTTATCTATAATGATGACCGGTTTATATTATATACACGAAAAGATTTGGCATAAAATTAAATAGGAGATGGTTATGAAATTATTGAAAGTGGTATTGGCAACAGCGTTATTTTTTGGGTTAATCGTAGTTATTCCGTTTGGTGTTATTTGGTCATTAAACACCTTATTCTATACTGAAATTTCATATACTTGGCAGACTTGGGCAGCTACAGTCATTCTATCAAGTGTGGTATATGGTTCATCAGCTGCAAGCAATTATTCAAAAAACAAAAAACAAAGAACATCTTGGAACTATCATGTCTAAAAACGAAATGCTAGGTCATTTGGTTCATTCAAAACCAAACTCAAAACAGTTTGATGATATGGATATTCGTAAAGATTTTTTACATATGATTAATGATTTCAAAGCTGATATGAATGGCGCAATCAATACCATATCCGATAGTAATGTTCGTGGTACCATATCAGGCATATTCAGTAAGCATATTGTTAAATTAGAAAACAAAATTTACAGTTTAGAGGAAGAAGTTAAGTGATACTTGAAGTTGCAACCGCAGGTATGATGTATATGGCTGACGCCACACCAACAAAATCACCAGCTGATTATTTGAACCCAATATCTGTTGCGGTATCTGTTGCTGATAAGGTGACTGGTTACATTGAAGAAAAGAATAAACCAAAGCCAAAACATATTCTATCAAAAGAAAAGAGAGATAAGTTTGATAAATGGGAAAAAGAAGATTTTTACAAAGACGACCCACACCAAGAAATGTGGGATAAAGATTGGATAAGGAAATAATATGTCATATGCAGATATGCTCAAAGAACTATTAGCCAAGAAAAACGAAAAGAACAATCAAGGCAAAAAAAAGAATGACCTGGATACAGGTAAAGGTCAAGTAAAAGACCAAGTTACTTCACACAAACCAGCCAAGAAATCAGCGGGAAGAGGTAGATAGTGGTCAATAATTGGTTTCCACCTGATGATGATGAACCACCATTCTTAATGCCTGGTGAGTTAGACCGTATGAAGCAGGAAGCTCGTGCTAAAATGCGTGGTCGTTCTGGTCAATCACTTGAAGAGGCCATCAAAACAGCACTAGACCAACCACCAGTTCCAATTATATTAAAAGACCCAACCAAAGAGTGAGAATATATTTAAGAGATTTACCAGTAGAAGATGAATTAAGACATAAACCATTGGTTGGTTCATTCTATCATGCTAAAAATGGTAAGTTTTCCCGTGAAGTATTTCCAACCTATGGTATTGCCAAGAAGTGTTATAATGACCTTGGTGAAGCATGGACAGATAACGAAGAATTTTATTTTGAGGTGAATGAATAATGTTTATGGTTGATGTAGAAACGCTTGGCAAAGAATCTAATTCTGTGATTCTATCCATGGCCTGTATTCATTTTGATCCTGATAATAAGCCTTCACCTCAGCAATTAAGAGATAATACTTTTTTTTGTAAGTTTGATGCTTCAGACCAAATCAAAAGGCTACATCGCACCGTTGGTCGCACCACTATGGATTGGTGGGCAAAACAATGTGAGAATGTCAAGGTTAAATCATTCAAACCGAATGTTGCAATTGATGAGAGGTTTGAAGAAGGTTATGAAAGAATGAGGCGCTGGGCTAACAGTAAGAATGAACCTGATTCATATGTATGGGCTCGTGGTAATTTAGACCAATTAGTCCTTGATTCTATGGAAGAACAGTTGACCATAGAACCCATCTTTCCATTCAAAAGATGGCGAGATGTAAGAACCGCAGTAGATTTCCTCACAGGCACAACCAATGGTTATTGTAAAGTAGATTATCCAGGCTTTGACCCTTATTTACACATTACCAAGCATAACCCGATTGATGATTGTGTGCTTGATGTAATGCAATTAATTTATGGAGTGAAAGAATTATAAAAACTATGAGTGATTGCCTACACCGTGAAATAGTTACCGTTTACACCGTGGTTAATGGCCATACCCATATACAATGGAAATGCCGTGCCTGTGGTAAAGCATTCATACCTAAAGGGAGTTGTCAATGAGTAAAAAAGTATTAAGATTTACGGCATCCTGGTGCCAACCATGCAAGATGTTGGCGAAAACATTAGAAGGTATAACCATAGATTATCCAATTGAAGTGATAGACATTGACGATAATCAAGAATTATCCATCCAATATGGCGTCCGTGGCGTTCCAACACTTGTAATGTTAGAAAATGATGCAGAGGTTAAAAGAATCGTAGGTATGCAAACCGAAGGGTTCCTAAAGGAGTGGTTAGCGTAATGAATGATTATCAAATAAAAACATTTACGAATAGACTTAAACAATTAGGTATAGATGTCACCTTTGCGGCCAATTATCCTTGGATTTATTTTGATACGATTAACGGTAAAAAAGTGACAGGGGAATTTCATGGTAATCATGGTTGGACTGCATTTTTTAGTCCTGTTGAAATATCGGGCAAAGTTAAATTTAGTGATAGACGAGAAGTGTTTAAAAAGGTGAGGAACATGCTATGAAAATCTATATCAATAGACCAAAGAACAATTGGCTATCACCATATACCATCATAGAAAAGGTTATCTTTTGGCGTGAAGTTGACTATGATGAACCATTAGTCCAAAAATGGAAGAATATACTCAATCCATTTTGTGATGGTCTCCATACTATCAGGAAGTTAATCAACCGCGACATCAAGTATATTCATATTGATCCATGGGATTCCTGGTCACTTGAACACACACTATCCCCTATTATTCTACCAATACTGAAACAATTAAAAGACACCAAGCATGGTGCACCATTTGTTGATGATAAAGATGTCCCTAAACGATTAAGAATTGGTGCCAAAGGAACTGGTGATCCAGATGTCCATAAGCTATTTGAAGATAATGATAACACCTTTTTTGAGAGGTATGATTATGTCCTTGATGAGATAATATGGACATTTGAACAGTTATGTATGGATGACCACGAGGCACCATTCTATGACCACACCGAATCACAAAAAGAAAAAGATTTTAATAAATCAGTCCGTAAGGTTAAAGTAGACCATAAGGGTTTAAAGGCTCATAATGCCCGTATTGATAATGGCCTTCGCTTATTTGGCCGATACTATCGTGGAATGTGGGATTAGTTTGCCTCAATAAACCTATGGTTATGATAGGATAGCACTATGAAACTATTTTTAGATACCGAATTTACCAAGTTTAATGGCGACCTTATCTCACTGGCTTTAGTGTCAGAAGACGGCGATGAATTCTATGAGGTTGTTCCTTTTCGCCATCTTATGTGTGATCCATGGGTGCTGAAGCATGTCATACCTGTCCTAAAGAAAGAAGAAAATACCTATGAAAGGTTTCAGACCAAGCTACGCCAATACCTCAACCGATTTCCAGAGATAGAAGTCATAGCCGATTGGCCCGAAGACTTTTACCATTTTACAAGAGCGCTCCTCACAGGACCCGGAGAGATTCTTGGTGTCAATTGTAAGATAACAATGACGCTTGAAAGACGCCTCCAATACGAATCCGCTCTTCCACATAATGCCCTTGAAGATGCTCGTGCAATCAGAACCGGTTACCTTAAAAAATATACATTATAGAGAGGTTGTCATATGAACCAAAGAATAGTCATTAATCGCTGCTACGGTGGGTTTGGACTATCAAACCAAGCTGCCAAAAGGTATCGTGAATTAGCCTGGATTCCCGAAGAAGAACTATTTTGGACATATGATATACCAAGAGATAGTGTAATTCTACTACAAGTCATCGATGAACTAGGTGTCGTAAAGGCTTCAGGCCCCCATGCTGAACTCAAAGTGGTGGAGGTCCCCGAAGGTGTAAAATGGCATATTGGTGAATACGATGGTATGGAATGGATAGCTGAAGACCACCGCCAATGGGGGCTTGATGAGTATCCAAAAGAACAAGACCAAGGTGAACTATTTCCTACGATAAGGCATGGGACAGAGAAAGAAGTGAAAGAAACCCTAGACAAAACCATTCAAGAACATGGTGAATTATTAAGTAAGATAAAGGACTAGAGAATGGATATAACCTCAAAAGAGAGCGTAAACCAAATAGTCATAGACCTCCATAATATTGCTCGGAGAGCTGAGAGTATGGGTAATCCAGATGGCATAGGGTATTCTATAAGAAGAACAGCCGACAGGTTAAGTGAATTGAATAAACAAACCGAAGAGGTAAAAGAATGAAACCACTTACACAAGAACAGATAGTCCAAATCCTGAAAGAGGAGAATTGGAATCTGGATGATCCAAAAGACCTAATAGACCTGATAAGAGCAGTAGAGAAGGCTCATGGAATAGAACCAAGAGAAGGTTTCCACATGGAATGGGTACCGAATTCTGAAGCCTGGCCACCATATGATCCAGAATTTTTAGATGAATCACCATCTACAACGACATAAAGTTATACCGGCACCTGAAAAAATGTGGCCCGTTAATGTAGAAGATGGTGTTATAGTTAAGTAGCATATACTGACATATGTCATTAGGCATACCATTTTTTGCTTGTCCTATTATAAGTATTCATATACAGGAGGAGAAACAAAATGAAAACAACCAGTATTCTATTAGCGGTAGCATTAAGTATTGTAAGTGTAGCATGGGCAGAGGTATCTGACCAAGAACCAAACATCAATCAACAGCTATCAAAGAGACCTTATGCAAAGAGTCCAGTTAAAAAAGATATGACCTACGAAGGTGATACTGTGGACCAAGAAAGGAATGCCAAAGCTGAAAAGAACTATAAAACTCTCCAGTTACACATGCTAGGCAGGAGACCTTATGCAGAAAAGAATAGTGATTAGATTTCAAATATTAAGGCAGCTCGGAGACTAATGATAAATTCGCAACATTTTCAATCTATTTCTAAAAAAGTTTCCGAGATAGCCTTACCTATCTTTCCTCATATATCAAGCAAGAAACTGAAGTCCGAAATATTATCCAACCTATTTGAGAGCCAGACCGCCATCTATTATAATTCAATCGGTATTCCAACCAAGGCAACCAAAAATGATAGAGAACCAGACATATACTTCCTACAAGATAATAAACCACTAGAGATTAAGGTTACAGGAGTAGATGATGATGTAGTTAGTTCCGTAAAGTGGATGGGTGGTAAGTATAGTAAAAGAACATCTGATTATGCTTTGATTATGTGGCATTACCAAGAAGAACATAATACCCTATATGGTATGCAAAAAGAACACCTCAAGTTTGCTATATTGTCGGCTCATATAGACCAAGAGGAGTGGAAAGAGGTAGATAATGGTAATGAAAACTATTATGCTACTATTATCCGTAGTGAGGATATACTAGAAAAAGACCATGAATTGCTTTTAGGTAAGAAACATGGCCAAGATATTATACTGGAAGAGATAGATAGTAGGTAGTAACCTCATGGGAGAGTATTACTATCGGCGGGCGAAATCCCTGCCAAAGTAAAAATAGTTAGTAGTATTCTCCCATGAGGTAGTAACCACTTTGGAAAACAACCACTAGGATCCGTGATAGAACATGCCAGGCGTCTATAAGCTAAAAAACTGTAAACTGTGCGATAAAGAACACCGCAGACGCGGTCCCTACTGTGGCCAGTCATGTGCGAGTAAATCTAATATACCTACTGAGGCCATGCGTGAATCAATGCGCCGAGTGGTTACAGAGTATAACAAAACCCCTGAAGCGGCTGCGAAACGCCGTCAGATTGGTACTTCACTGGCCACTATGAATGGCGAAGACTATGCTGTAGAGATTCCAACCATACATGACCTTGACGAGTTACCGCCAGGGTATGACCACGGTGAAGGATGGTAGACTAATAGTAGTCAGCAGTATCCTGAACCTCTATATCCTCATCCACTTTGAATAGCTCTTTAAGTGGCATGGTATAGACATCCTTGCTTTCCTTTTCAATCTTCCTTAACTCAGCGTCACTTGGTCCGCCTATTTCAATGTATTTTCTTTTCATGTTATCTCCTTTATATTATTCCATGCGTCCAATGTGTTATAATAAGTGCTAGTGTTAAAGAGGTGGGTTTCAGCATCAAAGTCATCATCTTCCACAGCATGATCCTCCGCTTCACCTAAAGCTATATCAAAAACTTCAAATTCCTCATCGGTCAATTCTATAATATATTTCTTAGCCATACTATCTCCTTTATATTAATCAAGCACTCTAGGTCAAATCAAGGTCCCTTAGTAAACACCTTGCTAAAGCGCTTGTTTAATACCTCTATTTGTAGAGGTAACCACCAGCCCAATCGGCCATGACTTTGAGTTTTTCAATGTCAGTCACAAGGTTGAAGCGAACACCTTTGGCAGGGCTCTTCCATGATTTCGCCTTGTATAGGTCGCCGTTATTCTTATCAACGAAGGCATGGACACCCCGTTGGTTATTCACCATAATAATCTTAATGTAGCGGTTACCTTCTTCCATCACAAAGTTATAATCAAGGGTTGACCCATTCTTATAGTAGTTAGCCTTTAGAATCCCGCATAGTTGGTTGGTTAGGTCTTTGATGTTATTCATAATGTTTTTCCTTTTCAATTTATACAACCATTATAACATAAGACGGCAACAATGTCAAGCACTATAAAGCGAACAAAAACAAGGGCTTAGCGCTAAGCTCTTGATTATTAAGGGCAAGTATTTTTAGCGAAAGTGCTTGACTTTTAGGCAAACCTATGATATAATGGTTTTGTAGAATTGAAAAGGACATAGAAAATGAGTTACCGAAACGAATTAGAATTAGAGATTGAAACAGTAAAAGACATCATAGCCATGGCGCCTGGTGTCGCCCCCGAATATACTGTGATTCTAAACAGACTTGAAAAACGATTACAGGAGCTAAACTAATGGCATTTAGAATACTAAAAACCGACCCGTTTCAAAACATCATGTATGCTAACCAATTAGCTATTTCAATGAATCGAAATGTGTCCCATATAATGACACCAATGCGAAATACCGATATAAAACGGGCTGAGAAGGAAAATGACTGGACAGAATTGCTTGAAAAGGCTAAAATTCAAACCAACCGCTTTCGCCGAGAATTTTACAGATAAGGAAAAACGAATATGATGCTAGTTATTGATACGCAAGACCGAGAAAATTATGCAGCCCACCAAGGGTTCACCGGTGAATACTACTGGAAAATGAAGGGTGGCCAAAGCTACAAGGTCATCAATATCCCACAAGGTGCAGACCCAGCGAAGATTGTGGAAACATTTCGCTCAGATATTGAGGATTTGGATAACGATTACTACCGTTCCGAAATCATTGGGTATAGCCTTCAACCCGATGACTGGATGTCACCATTTGAGCGTAGCCAGTTGGAATACGAAGGCGCCTTGATGGTGACTGAACCAACCTTTGATTATAGTAAGGTGATGGCAAATGCTCATTAAACTCACAAAAAAAGAAGCTAATATAATCAAATACTTAGCCAGCCTCAAGGTTGACAGTCCCCAATATGCTGATGTAAATCAAGAGCTTACGACCATCCTCAAAAAGATAGCGAAAGTGCTTGACAAATAGGCAATTATGTGATATAATGGTTACATAGAATCAAAAAAGAATTAGAATCTATTGAGCGGGGAGAGCATGTTCAGAAACCCCCGAGTTGGCAACTGGTGAATAGTCATCACTGCCGGCCTCTTCGAAAGCCCCGACTAGGGCCTGTAAGAATAAGATTGGTGCACCAGTCAAAAAATTAATGCCGGCGCTGTGCCCCGCTCAATAGATTTTAGAATAGAATTTGACCGTAATTCATACTACCTCACAGCCATAGTGAGCCAGACTGGTCACCTGGTGAAACATTAACTGTTATTGAACGGGTTATGGTATCAATGTTTAGAGGCGCCAATCAACTCACACTTGGGCGCCTCTTTTTTTATTCATAGAATCAATGACTTAGCGCTAAGCTCTTGAATAGTAAGGGCAATTATATTTAGCGGAAGCCCTTGACTTTTAGGCAAATCTATGTTAGGATGGTTCCATAGAATTTAAAAGGAAACGAAAAAATGAGAACAATTGAAGAAAAGAACCAGTGGGACATGCAGGCATACGGATGCCGTGCAGCTGCGATAGATAACGCTCTACAAGATTATCGTGACCCATTGATGTTAGCTGCGAGTATGCTTTCAGACGCTCAAGAAGTTATCTCTGGAGAGTATGGACAACCTGACACGGAGACTGCTCGCCAGTTTATGAACCGTGCTAAGTATATCATATTCAAAATGATGAAGGATAACCAAGATGCCACAGCCTAACTTTCAGTATAAGAAGACGCTCGCTGGCGATGAGCTCTTTGAAGCCTTAATGACCAGCAATATATTAGGGCTCGTACCAGACGCCAAAGCCTCATGGACGAACCATACGCTGTTCCTAAAGACCAATGATGCTGACATGCAGAGAGTATCTGCTTACCTTGCAGATACCTATGCGTTTAATATTGATGTGAACCAAGTAGGAGAAGAATATGCCATTGACTTTATATAGAGCCAATCAAGAACTAGCCCTTGCCTATAAAGAAGAAAACAATAAGGTCATAGAGGCCATGTGGGACGAACTCATTCTCCTACCCAATCTGATGGCTGATCCAAGATTCTATGGTCCCGATCCAATAGATTATGACCCTGGTTGGTCATGGGAACGGAATGGAGACTTCAATGGGTAAAATGAAAGAACTGGTTATAGAGGTGTTAGAAGCCCTAGAGGTAAACGACTACGAAACGGTAGCAAACCAATTTGGCATGACTATACCTCAGGTGGTGCAGATAGCCAAGGACTACGGAGACTTTGACGATAGCACAGCACCCTAGTGCTGGTCAAGGAGCCTCCAGGACAGTTGGAAGGAGTCCTCTTGATGAAGGTCTATACCTCTAACATCCTTTTGACGCTGTTAAAAACGATTATGCGTCCAGCGAATTTCGCTTTTCGTTTAGAGGATACTTACCACAAATTTACTTTACCTCCAGCAAAACGAGCTTTTAGTTTCGAGGATACTTACCCTTATCCAGGCAAATTCAGCTTTTGATTTGAAGGATACTTGCCACAAATTTACACAATATTATGATAGGATCCAAGAATGAAAAACTTTAATACTTTAATCACCGAAGCGGGTCTTAACACTTGCACCTGTCCAGGATGTCAAGGGAAGAACGAGGCTCTCCTCCACTTCTATCGCCTCATTGGACAAGAATGTGCGAATATGTGTGGTTCCCAAGGTGACCAGAAGAATATACTCAAACACTTTGAACTACCCTATAACAATTCACCTACACACTATCAGGATAAGACATATCAAGAAACACAGTATTCATGGTCAAAACATTATATGAAAGAGGAAACAAAATGATACTACAAAAAGGTGTCTATTACATTGGCGACTTGTGCTATGTCATGGATCAAGAATGGGAAGAACTCTGTGACCTTATCGAAGGTAATCAATATCCCGATGAAGGAGTGTATAGGTTTAAAGATGGTCGTAGGTTCGCCATATTCAATACAGCCTATGGTGATGGTGAATACTACGATAAAGAAGAGCGGTCATACCCTGTGGATTCGGGCACCCTTGGTTGTATAAAAGTGGATGACCTCACGAAAGAGGTTGACGAAACTCTAGGGAATGTGGTGGAAATGCCTCATGACTTCTACTGCTACTCTGATGGTAAAACTATACATTTTGGCCATGTGGCCATTGAAACCGAATAGGAAAAATTTTTAATAAAATGGATTATGTGTTGTTGTTTTTTGCGGCTTTCTTTATGGTGGGACTTCTAGGTCTCCAAAGTAAGAATGTCCAGCATTCAAAGTATATAGCTGCGGCTATCACTTCGATGGGTATCTCTTTGGCTAACTTTGTTTTTGTGAAAGCAGTCGCCGTAGGCGGTTATGATACCTTACTTGTGGTGATGGTGGGTGGCGCATCCGGTATCATGGTGGCCATCTATGCCCATGACCATCATCTTATGAAAAGGAAAAGAAAATGAGAATAAGAAATTTGCTTCGTGACATCTATGTAAATATGGTACTCTATACGAATAGCCTGTATACCTATTGGGAACTTCTGATAGCATTTGGTATTGGAGTAGTATTGGGTGGATACCTGTTATACTAGGGTTACTCTCGGAAAAAATCCCTGGAAAAATTTAGGAGAAAAGAATGAGAAAGTTGATTGATTCTTTAGGTCATTTGTTGACCATATTGTTTACGATGGTGTTTATAGGTGTGCTATCCCATGTATTATATTATGTTGTCAAGTTTGGTTGGAACCTAGTTTAGTTTTATACATAGATATGAACCATTCGTTTATTTGAAAGAGGAAAAACAAGCCGTGTACCTTTGTCAAAAGATACTGGATACATTAGACGCCCATCGGAGTTTATTCGATGGTTACCAACGACAGCCGGATATAGCCAATAACCTCCAAAAAGTATTAAAGCCATTCCATGCCAAGGTGAAGGTGCATACCAATAAGACACTTGACCGAGGCGATGTGGCTATAGGTGGTGAGTTTCACTATGATAAAACTTATCAGCCTATACACCTACACTTACACTTTTCACCCAAGGCACAAGGTAAGTTTCAATGGACGGATAAGTGGGAACACTTTAGATTCCTAGTGGCACAGGTACTTCAGCATGAGTTGATTCATCAGCATCAATGTCAGTTTCCTGAGCATGCCGAAGGTAACTATTATGATATGAATATTGATGACAAGGATATTCATTACTTTTCTGAACTGGATGAAATTGATGCTTTTGGTCATGATATAGCCATGGAGATAAGGTATTACTATCCCAAGGAAGACCCGTATCAAGTATTAAAAACAGTATCAAGGCGCAAGTATATTCATTCATATAAGTATTATACAAACACATTCAAGGGATTAAATTGGACTTGTATTCGCAAGAGGCTCATTAAGAAAGCGAATAACTGGATACCATTTACACACATTTAAAAAGGAGAAGTTATGGGAATCGAATGGATTTATTTGGGAGCTAGTTTAATTATTGGTTACTGTGCATATCATTCAGGCAAGGGTGATGGGCTTAACCTTGGCATTGAACACACTTTGAACCTACTTGAAAAGCATAAGATGATTGATATTGCTGACCCAAAATTCGATAAGATATTTGCCACCAAAAAGGTTGACAACGAATCGTAATTGTGTTAGGATGGTTACATAATAATAAGTAATTATTGCCAATAAAATAATTAATTGTATTATATATAGAGTTGGAACAATCAATTATTGGATTGTTTCTTTTTTTTAAATTCCTTAACTGATAGGAGATATTATGAATAACTATGAGCTAGTTAAATCCGATGGAGTGAAAATCTCGCATCCATCACAAGAAGACCTTGTTAGTAATATATCAATATTCAACAAGTATTATCCACAAACCACTTTAGCCGAAATTGAAGATTTTAAAGATAATTCCGATTATTCTTCATATCCTACTTTACAAGCTATTATTAACAACTTTGATCCTGAATTAGATTCTAATAAAACTTTTGTTTGCCGAGTTTCTGAAGAATATATTTGGTCGTCCGATTCGAGTGAAGGTGGCTATGATAGAACTATTGAAGCTAATGGAGAAACAGGTAAAACAACATGTTTGCAAAATTTAAGACAAAAAAGTCAAAATTTAAACCAATCTAAAGGCTTTAATGATGATGATGCTGGAACACTAAATGCTTATGTCCGTTATGAAATATTAAATGATGGATTAATTAGATTAACTGTTGTTAAGAATATGGGAAACCATAGATTCGTTATGAAAAAAATAGTTACGAGGAATAACAGAACCGAATTTCTTGTAAAGATTAAATTTCATAAATTTGAAGAAAATCTAACGACAGATGATTTTATTGTCATTGAATCTGAAACACACCATACAGATGCTGATAATAGAAAAAATCAAAATGAAACTCAAAAATTTCATTCTGGTTTAAAAGCTAAACGCATACCTTATGTTGAACTGTTTAATTTCTTTAAGAAAAATAAAATAAATTATGCAGGTATTATGCAATTAGAAAGAATACTTGAATCAGAGAATTGGATTCAAATTACATCAATTCAAGGCATGAACATTGGAACAAGTTATGGTATTTTCTCAAAATATA